TGGCGAATTTTTCTGCCCCAAAATGCCGACTCGCTACGCTCGCTGTCATTTTGGGGCAGAAAAATGGTGGATTTGCCTTGTTTTCTAGTCAATTATCCGCTAAAGTTTCGGTGACCGCAATTTTGAGACATCCACTTTTCGGTGACTGTTTTTTTTGAGGCAATACGCGCCATGACTAAAAGTCAGCGCACCCTTTTCCTATCTCTGGTTGAAGCACGTTACCGGGGTAAATCTGGCAGTCCATTGTGCTCATTGCTTGCTGGGGGAATATGACCCGCGTATCAAAGCAAACCTGACCGAAGTCTCGAACATCACGCTACCGGATGCTCCCTACCATTACCTGTGCGGAGTCAGCCGCCCCTATGTGTGGAGCCGCAACTTCCATCTGGCTTTCCGGGAAAAAGAGGGAAGCATTTTAACCGTTCAGAGGAACGGCATCTACATCGAGATTGAGAACGCCGAGGAGATTACTTTCAGCATGGCAGATGCCGACCCGAACGACCCACACTACCGGAGCAAGAATTACCGTACCTGTCGCAACTGGCAGTTCGCGTATAAGATTTCCAAGTTGTTGTAAATAGAAATGCCCCCAGTAGCAGCTGGAGGCATCTCAGGAGAAATATCAAAAACTCGCATCTTGATGCCCTCATTATGCAGAGTTTGAGTATTTTGTCAATGAATTCTTCGAGTTTCAAAAGCAATGTCTCGTAAAAGCCTTGATTTTAGTCAAGAAAATGGTATCATACTTGCGATATGAAACAGCAGACCCAATTATCAGAACGAGTTGCAGCTCGCCGCGCTAGGCTGGAGCAGGAACTCAGAATATCTGAGCGAGTAGCTACTGCAAAAGTAGCTCGTGGGAACGTGTACCTGCTGATGGGGAAATATGCTACAGAAGTAGACCTGCAGCAGCGACTCGCTCGACTTTCTAAGTCCCTGAAAGCTTTTGCCTGATAGACGCTATGTCTGACGATGCTCAGAAACAGGAGTTTATAGACGGCTTCATTGCCGCAGAAACCGCCCTCAAGAAATATGAAAGGGAGGCAACTGAAACGCTCGTCCCATGTATCAATGAGCTTCGTTATTCAGCTTACCATGTTGCTCAAGCTCTGAAAGCCGAATTGAACGGCGAAGCGTCCGAAAAACAATGGCAGAGAGCTATCCGTCACACCCATCGAGCTAAGTTTGATGTAATGGAGTTTAATGTAGCCTTGTGCATGGACAAGGTTGAAAAGATTAAGCAGTCCTATAAAGGATACGAGTTTTTAGCTGGCAGCATTATTCCCAACTACTTTAAGCATTCTAAGGCACTTTTTCCATTTCGGCAGAGCTTGAAAGTTTGCATGAATTGGATAAAGAATCCCCGGAGTTTGTTAAAGTATGCGAGAAACATGTGCGCATTGCTCGGGCTTTCATAAAGGATTTCTATTCCGCCGAAGAAGTTTTGTTCTCTGAAATTGAGAAACGAGAAATGGAAAGAGAACAAGCTGATAAGGAAAAGAAGCATGATAAGCGAGTATCGTGGATTCAGGTGCTTTGTGGAGCAGTCTTAGGAACCTTATTTGGCTGTGCTATGACTCTACTGATAGGTTAGCAGATAATTTTCATCCATGTAAAGTAGGCTCTCCGAATCGGCTTGGAGAGCCTTTTTGTTTGTACGTCAGGCATGACACGTAACTGGGGTGGAAGTCCCCAATGAGCCGCTGACAGGGCGGAATCAAATAGCCAAAGGCAACTGCGTCACAGTAATGTGGGGTGGGGAGGAAGCCGGAGGCGAAACACAGACAGGATGAACAAGAACCGAATAGAAGGCCAAAGTGCACGAGGTGAGGCAGCAATGGATGCTCACGCCCGATACTCTGTCAAGAGTGCGCATGGTAAATTCGGCTTGTACTGTGTGAAAGCTGCGTGCCTTATCCTGAGAGACCCGTTGTTCTGCCGCAACAGACGGCTACGAGCGCAGCGATGTGTAAGGAAGGTGCAACGTGAGTCAACAGAGGTTATAGTACCCGCCCTCCTGCGGGGAAGGACTGAATCCCAACCGGACAATTCAGCCGATACCCATGAACACAGAGCAGCAGAGCCAAGGCGCTACATATCAGCCTGAGTTTGATTTCACAACTCAGTCGGAATGGGCGCGCCCACTTGGAGACGGAGAGGGTACGATTCCCACAGCTGCACCGACGCGGGAGCAGCAAGTGTTTGTGGCGAGGAAGGAGGAACTGAACTAGGACAAACGCCTGTTGGAGGCCGTAGCCGACCCCGGCAACCTCCGCAGGGCATACCGGAAAGTGAAGAGCAATGGAGGGGCTGCCGGAGTCGATGGAATGAGCATTGACGACGTGGCCGAATGGCTCAGAGCACATCCGGGAGAACTGAGACAAAGCCTGTTACAGGGCAGCTACCAACCACAGGACGTGAGGGGGAAGAGCATCCCCAAGCCCAATGGAGGGGAGCGAAAACTGGGTATACCGACGGTTATTGACCGCATCGTCCAGCAAGCCTTTGTGCAGGTACTCACCCCCATACTCGACCCTCAAATGAGCGAGTCGAGCTATGGATTCCGCCCGAATCGAAGCGCCCATGATGCCTTGCGCAGCGCAAGCACATACGCGCAGGAAGGCCGCAGTATAGTGGTCGACCTGGACTTGGAAAAGTTTTTCGATAAGGTGAACCACGACGTGCTCATGGCACGCCTGAAGAGGAAGATATCGGACAAGCGACTGCTCTACTACATCCGCCAAATGCTCAAGGCGGGGGTGATAGACGAGCGGGGCATGAGACATGAACGGGAAGAGGGAACACCGCAAGGAGGCCCACTCTCTCCATTGCTGGCTAACGTGCTGCTGGACGATTTTGACAAGGAACTGGAGAGACGCGGACACAAGTTTTGCCGATACGCGGACGACTGCATCATCATGGTGAAGACCATGGCGGCAGCGAAGCGGGTGCTTAACAGCGTGACACGCTATCTGGAAAACAACCTGAAACTCAAAGTCAACCGCGAGAAAAGCAAAGTGGTTAGCGCGAGCGAATGTCCTTACCTCGGCTACATTATAGGAGCAGCAGGCGCATTACGAGTAAGCAAGGAAAAGGTGGCGAAATTCAAGGAGAAAATCCGCAAAATCACCCGCCGAAACCGAAGTCGCCGACTCGGAGAGACGATAGAGGAACTCAACGCCTATATACGCGGCTGGGGTAACTATTACAAATTGGCAGCGATACAAAAGAAGGCAGAAAAGCTGGATGGATGGGTAAGACGCAAGCTGAGAGTAATCAAACTCAAACAGAGCAAACGCGTCTACACCATAGCCAGCTTCCTGCGAGATGAAGGGGTCAGAGAAGACCATGCCTTTATGGTAGCAGGGTCAGGGAAAGGATGGTGGCGACTCTCTGAGACGAGGGAAAGCCACCGAGCCATGGGAAAGGAGTGGTTCAGGAAACAGGGGTTAGTCTCATTGCAGAGCGTAGTCTGTAAAGGTTAGGAAACCGCCGTATGCCATAAAAGGCACGTACGGTGGTGTGTGGGGGGCGAAAGCCCCCTACACGATTTTACGGTTTTGACATGCCCCCTTTGGCATGTTCAAGTACATTCTCAATCGACTGACGGAACGCTCCACATGGCTGGGTATCATTGCCCTTGCCACTGCATGCGGAGCCACTATTGAAGCGGCTATTGCCGAGCAGATCATCGCCGCTGGCATGGCGGTGGCTGGTCTGATTGGCGTAGTCACCAAGGATAAAACTGAAACCAAAAAGGAGGAACCCGACAATGGCTGATACTTTGGCACAGGTACAGAAAGACGTGCGCTTCTGGCAGCGTCTGCTGACCTTTGCCGGGTATAAGCCCGGCAAGGTGGACGGCGTGAATGGTCGCAAGACCAAAGCCGCCGCCCAGGAGTGGCAGAACGATGCCGAACGCATCAAGGCAGAAATCGGCAGCTTCGATGAGCGCTCCGAGCGTAATATCGCCACGCTTACGCCCGAAACTCAGCGAGCTGCCCGCATTTGGCTCAAAGCCGCCAAGGCAGTAGCCGATGCTGAGGGCTACGATGTCCGCATCATCTGCGGAACCCGCACCTATGCTGAGCAGGCTGCGCTTTATCGCAAGCGTCCGCGCGTGACCAAAGCTCGCGGTGGCCAGAGCATGCACAATTTCGGCATTGCTTGGGATATCGGTATCTTCCGAGGCAAAGAATACATTGGCGACCATGCCCTATACGCCAAAGTAGGCAAGCTCTACAATCAGGTGCCGGGCATCGCCTGGGGTGGTACGTGGAAGTCCTTTGTGGATGAACCGCACTACCAGCTCGAAAAGTACAGCAGCAGCTCCGCTGCCCGCAACGCTTTTGAGGTATGAGTGCTAAAGGACTGTTTACTCGCGGCTTCACCGAGGGGGAAGTGAAGCAGATACAGGCGACCGCCAAGAAGATGCTTTTGGAGGGTAAAACCCTCATGAGCTGGAACGATGGCAGTACGTCCGTGAGCAAACAGTTCGCTATGCCCGTGGCAGATGTGCTGGATGAATGCGCCTATGCTCTCCGCTATTTCGAAAAACAGGCTCAGGCTTCCGGCGCATCTGACCATCCTGTTTCCCTTAGCCATGTTGCATGGCGTTTACCCCTGTAACCCACTTTTGCTTGTATGAACTTCCTGCAACGCCTCGCTGCCCGCATCTTTTTCGGTTCGCATTCTGTCTTTGAATCAGCCAACCGTTCACCCCGGCGTGCGGAAGTCCCCGGAAGTGGCCCGCGCGATACCTCGCTCGACCTGACTCCCGGAGTTCGCTCCGAGCTGGTACGCCGGAGCCGCTATCTGGTGAAAAACTCCGGCTTCTTGCAGGAGATTGTGGGCAGCATGGCCATGTACTCTATAGGAGACGGCATCATGCCTCAGCCCGCCAGCAAGGATGCAGCATGGAACAAGCAAGCTCTCGACTACTTCAACCGCTGGGCGAGACACGCCGAAATCACCGGGCGATTCAACCTTGTTACCTGCCAATACCTCGCCTGTATGGCCTTGGAAGTAGATGGCGAGATATTCATCCTGAAAACTGAGGAGGACGGCGTGGCGAAGATTCAGCTTATCGAGACGCACCGTATCGGCAGCACCGAGGAAGACACCACCGAAAGCACCATCATTGATGGTATCCGCGTAAACGACCTCGGCAAACCGCTTTCCTACCGTCTTTTGCTGGATAATGGCAACTACCGCGACCTCGCCGCTCGGGATGTCCTGCACATCTTCACTCCCATGTCTATCTCCCAGATGCGTGGGTATCCGACTATTCAGCATAGTATCAACCATATGCTGGATGTTGCTGAGTTGCTGGCACTCGAAAAGCATGCCGTCAAGGATAACGCAGACATATCGCGAGTTCTCAAAACCAGCCGGGCTGATGTTGACGACCGGGATTTCCAACTCAATGCCCCTGTTCAGCCCCAGGGAAGCGACCCCGGATTCTTGCAGACCATCCTTGGCGGTAAGCTGGTGAAGATTCAGCCGGACGAAGCTATCGAGAGCTTCCAGAGCAACCGCCCGAGCCCCACATTCCAAGGCTTTCTTGACTTCCTGCATAGGGATAGTGCGCTAGGGCTGTTGCCGTATGAGTTTGCCAGCGATTCGTCCAAAATCGGTGGTGCCGGAGTAAGACTTACCGTGGCGAAAGCCGACCGCAGATTCAGTCGAAGACAATCCGTGCTTATCGACCGTATGCTTCGCCCGATTTGGCATTTCGTCATCGGGCATGCCATCACGGCGGGCAAACTGCCACCCGCAGAAGACTGGACTGAGGTCGACTTCGTCACACCCCGACGAGTCACGGTGGACGCCGGTCGCGAGGCTCAGCAGAACCGCGAGGACGTAAAGGCGGGGCTGAAAACCTTGACCGACCACTTTGCCGAACTTGGCTGCGACATCCACCATGAGCTGGAGACTCGCGCCCGCGAGATGGCCCTTGTGAAAGAGATTGCCGCCAAGTACGGAGTAAGCCCGCAAGACCTGTATCAATCCTTTACACAGACCACACCATGATTACCGCCCCCATGCAGCCCTGGCTGATAACGCTGGAAGCCTACCGCGAACTCTGCACCGTGAACTTACAATCCCCGGCGCAGGGTAACGCTGTTGACGAAAAGAAGTCCTCTTACGAACTACAGGACGGACTGGCCACCGTTCGCATTCATGGAACGATGCTGCGCCAAGTATCGCCCCGTCAGAAAGCTATTGCTGCCATCTGCGGGGTACGGCTGTGCAGCATGGAGGAAACCGCCGATGCCTTGCTGCAAGCCGCAGCAGATCCGGCGGTACACACCATCCTGCTTGATATCGACTCTCCCGGTGGCACAGTCAACGGAACGCCCGAACTGGCGCAGGTGGTTCGAACCATAGCCAAGGACAAGCATGTTTACGCCTTTACTGCCGGACAATGTTGTTCCGCTGCTTACTGGGTTGCCAGCCAAGCGGATGTTATCTACGCAGCTCCCTCTGCCACGGTGGGCTCAATCGGTGTCATTCTGCCGGTGGTAGACAGCTCCGCTCTTTATGACCGCTGCGGCTTGAAGATGGAAGTATTCTCCGCTGGTAAATACAAGAGTACCGGAATGGATGGCACCAGCCTGACGGAAGAACAACGCGACCGCCTCACGCAGCAGGTTAATGCCACTTGGGCGAGATTCAAACAAGCCGTAACCCGCCGCAGGGCGATTGCTGAAGCCGACATGGAGGGACAGAGCTTTTACGGAACAGATGCCCGAGACAAAAGGCTCGTAGATGCCTGTGCCGGGTCGCTAGCTGCGGTACAGGCAAAGCTCATTGCTCGACACAATTTTTGACACCACCCCCTCAATTATGGAAACACTCGATGAACAACTCGATGCAGCCAACGCGCGTCTGACCGAGCAGAGCGAGAAACTCGCAGCGTTGGAAACAGAAATCGCCACCTTACAGGCAACCAACGAAGAGCTGTCGGACAACCTGACGCACACGAAGGAGCAGCTTGCAAGCGTGGAGGGGGCATATCGCAAAGCCCTCGAAGAAGTGCAGCAGCTCAAGGCAGAAGCAAAGAGTGCCGAAGAGCGGGCTGCGGAGTATTACGGCAAGCCCGC